GCACTGGACTATCAAAGCGATAAAGAACGTTACTTAGACAATATCTGGAAGATCATTGACTGGGACGTTTGCAACCAACGACTCTAATCTCCGTCACAGGCTATAACAAACTCTGGTAAATACTTGCCAGAGGACTTAAATCTATGGCTCAACAAATAATTAACGTCGGCACAGCACCCAATGATGGTCTAGGCGATCCAATACGAACTGCATATCAAAAGTGCAACAGTAATTTTGGAGAACTTTACAATCGGGTACAAGACACGCCTCCGAGCACACCCAGTGGATCTACCGGAGATTCAGCTGGAATGATTGCATTTGACAATCAATACCTTTATGTTTGCATAGCAGACTTTGATGACACCACAGAAATTTGGCGTCGTATAGCATTTGACACTAGTTGGTAATTAAATGGCTCAACCCATTTGGATCACTCCTGCAGGTAGTTTGGGAACTATACCCGAAGGTATATTCTATCAGACCAACATGTTGGCGGACACAGCTACGGTGGCCACAGTAAATTGTACTGCAACCTCGTCATCTACCAATCTCATTACCTGTGATAGCACCGCTAACATTTGGCCAGGCCTAAATGTGATTTTTTCTGGTGGGTTATTTGGTGGACTAAGTCCAGCTATTAGATATTTTGTGTTGGCGGTACCCGACAGCACACACTTTTCTATCTGCGCATTTGAATATTCTACTACTGCTATTCCACTGACCAATGGATCCGGCACAATGACTGGTACATTCAATCAACACGTGCTATTTACTATTCAAGCTGGTGCATTACCGTCGGGCATACAGATCAGCGATAATGGAATAATTGAAGGAGTCCCCAAGGCGGTGGCCAGTATACAAGGTGTTCCAACACAAGTATCGGCAGATGTTACCAGTAAATTTACTGTAAGAGCATACACAAAAACTCGTGCTGGAACACTAGATCGAATCAATGAACGTACATTTAGTTTAACTGTTACAGGTCAAGATACGCCGGAGTGGGTAACTCCAGCTGGACAACTTGCACAAGAATACGATGGTCAACAAATTACACCAATACAACTTGAATATACTGATTCTGATTCAAGTGATAATGTTAGTGTTGCTCTTAAAGCAGGATCACTGCCACCGGGTCTGACACTGAGCAGAACCGGACTGATATCTGGATTTATTACTCCATTGAGCCCAGTTGATGCCACTGCAGGATTTAGTAGAGACGGTCAAGGATATAGCGAATATCCTTTTGATTTTTCAACTAGAAGTATAAACACCAATTACGAATTTGTTTTAGAGTTGCTCGACGGAAAAAGTAATAACTTGAGAACTTTCAGTATATTTGTCTATAGCAAAGACTCAATGACTGCTGATACAACAGATATAACAGCTGACAATACATTTATCACTGCTGATGTTAGCCCAGTGCGTGTTCCGTTTATTGTAAGCCCAGCAGCAGGCAGCATTGGAACAATACGCAACGACAACTTCTTTGCTGTACAATTTGTGGGGCTTGATCTAGATGGTGATCAAATTAGATATTCAATTGGCTATGATTCAGGAGATCCGGTACTGCCGGGATTAACGCTCGATCCGATCACTGGTTGGTTGTATGGGTTTATTCCTCCGTTGGGATTGACTGATACCACTTATGATTTTTATATTAGAACATACAAAGAGGGCAACCCTACAGTTATTAGCAACAGATACAATTATTCATTGACAATAATTGGACCAATTGATACTGATATCACTTGGTTGGTCGACAGCAACCTCGGTACCATTGTCAACGGTGCCACCAGCACATTGTATGTACTGGCAACCAATCTTGCTGGTATACCTTTGCAATATCAATTAAAATCTGGCAGTGACAGTCGTCTTCCACAAGGTTTACAATTATTACCGTCGGGCGAAATTGCAGGACGAGTGAGTTTTGATACCTTTGCATTAGACTTGGGTGCCACTACATTTGATGTCACATTAAACGATCTTGCAGTAACAGGAGAAGACACAGAAACTACATTTGACATGGTCAATACCTTTACAGTCAATGCCTACAGTGTCAATGGACTAGTAAACGTGTTTAAGACATTTACAATTACTGTAGATCGTGTATACAACGAACCTTACGAAAATTTGTATATTCAAGCAATGCCTCCGCCTCAAGACAGAGAATTTGTTGATAGTTTGTTGCAAAATCAAGATATATTTCAACCCGAATTGTTGTATAGACCCACAGATCCAAACTTTGGCCGGGCCACAAACATTGTATATGATCATGCATTTGGTTTAACATCAAGTACCATTGACGAATATTACAGTAGTTTGTATGAAAATCACTATTGGAAAAATCTCACACTTGGAGAAATCAATGTAGCACAGGCTGTTGATTCATCTGGAAATGTTATCTATGAAGTGGTATACAGTCGTGTTATTGATAACTTGTTAAACAACGAAGGACAAAGTGTCAGCAAACAAGTCACACTGCCATACCCAATCAACGAAGCAGATTCAACTGAGATTGATATTGTTTATCCTAACAGTTTAATTGATATGCGTGATCAAGTTATTGACACAGTTGGGCAGGTTGCTAACATACTACCATTGTGGATGACCTCAAAACAAGCCAATGGAAAAGTACTGGGATTTACACCAAGTTGGATATTGGCCTATGCCAAACCGGGCAAAGGTGAACAAATTGCCTATTACATACGCACAAAATTTGGCGAGCGTTTGAATTTAATTGATTTTGAAGTAGACCGCTACGAACTTGACAGATTGCTGACCAAGAATTGGGATCCAGTGTCAGACTCAACTGCTGGATCATGGGAGCCTACTCCAGCACAAACAACATTTGATGTGGAAACAACCATCATTAGTTGGAGTAACGACGACGGAGATGAAGTAGTCTGGGTCGACAACGAGGGAGGCTCTGTTGACTGGGCCAACGGTTTCCAAGATCCACTGGGTACTACATTTGACGGAAATAGTCTTAAATTTATTGCTCCAGTTGATATGTACAGTAACACTACAGAATACGATAAATATCTGGTATTCCCCAAGAAAACAATTTTAGGATAACGTATGAATTTTACCAATACTTGTAATGTAAACACAGGAGCAACCCTTTAATGGCCGTTCCTTACATTTTCGCCAATCAAACAGGCCCAATTCCATTGAACGAATTAGATGCTAATTTTGCTACGATTCCGGATTACGCCAACACAGCAGGTACAGTTACCAATTCAATACAATCTAACATTACCGCAGTTGGTACACTAACCACATTGTCTGTGTCAGGAAACATTTCAGGGAGTTATATAACTTCAACAAGTATTGTAGGAACTACTGCCGAAATATCCGGCACTGCCACAATCGGTGTTGTAAACGCTGGAACTGTAGCTGCCACAACCCTAACATCCACCAATCTCTCTGCAACTGGCAATGCCACTATAACAGGCAATGCCACAGTTACAGGTAATATCTCTAGTGGAAATATTATTGCAACTGCCAACGTTGTTGGTGGCAATTTAACCACAGCTGGACAAATTGTTGCTACAGGAAATATCACCAGCGGAAATGTCTCTGTTATCAACAATGCCACAATTTCAGGAAATCTTGTTGTAACAGGCAATGCTACTGTCAACGGCACAACAACCACAATCAACGTACAAACATTAAACATTGCCGACAAAGATGTTGTTGTTGCTAACAATGTATCAACTTCTGCATTAATTGACGGTGCTGGTATATTGGCCGGCAATCCAACTGTGTCATCTCTTGTGTATAGTCACGCTAATCTAGGTTGGGGTACTGCTAATAATTTTAGCATAGGTGGCAATCTCAATGTCACAGGATCAGCATTTGCAGTAACTCCAGGAAATACTACGTCAAATACGCAAGTAGCAACTACAGAATTTGTTAGAAATATCATACCAACTGGTGTTATTACTCTCTGGTACGGATCGATATTAAGTATTCCGGCTGGATGGTATCTATGTGATGGTAGCAACGGTACTCCTGATTTACGAGATAGATTTATTGTAGGCGCCGGCAACGTTTATGCTGTTAATAGTTCTGCCGGCTCAGCTAACATTACTCCAACAGGAAACATTTCCGGAACAGTTGGAAGCACCGCTCTAACAGAAGCTCAAATGCCTAAACAC